GACTTGGCGCTCGTAGATGCGGTGCAGGCCGGGCCGGATGACGCGGGCGCCAGCAGCGAAGAACTGCAGCGCGTACCACACCGGATAGTCGGCCTCTGGCGTGCTGGAGTAGGTGAGCACGCCGTCGGTGATGGCGTAGGGGATCAGCACCTTCATCGCGTGGCCCTCGTTGTGATGGCATCGCCGTCCTGGGTGACGGCCTCCAGCACCCTGGTGGTGCGACCCGTATTCGTGGCGATCGCCGCGCCTTGAGCCTCCGACGACTGACGCAGGGCAGCCACCTCAGCGCGGAGGGCGCGAAGCTCTTCCAACAGCGCTGCGTCGTCCTGCTCCTGCGGCTGAAACGGCGCCGGCGGGACGATGACAGGCACCGGTGCGGCTGCCTGCTGGATGACGACCGGAACGGCAGGTGCGACAGCGGCGGCGGGCGGCAGGCCCTGCGGATCTGCCGCGGCGGCGGTGGTGGCTGCAGCGGGAGCCGCAGAGGCCGCCGCGACCTGCTGGGCGGCGTAGGCCATGGCGGCCGGCAGCGCGTCGAGCTGCGCCGCGATCCGCGAGGTTTCCCGGGAGAGCGTGAGCGGGTCCGATGCGGTGGCCTTCACCGCCTCGATGAGGGCGCGGGCATCGGCGACGATGCGGCCCGACGCCTCCGTGTCCCCGGCTTGCGCGCTGGCCAGGTCGGTCTGATAGGTCGCGCGGCGTGCGGACACGGAGGCATCGCCGCCGGCGGCGCCCCGCAGCTCGTCCAGGAATGCCGCGATCCCCTTGCCGGATGCGGCCAGCGCGTCCGCGGCTTTCTTCTCGTCTTCGAGCGCCCACACGCGGGTCTGCAATGCCCGGTTGCTGGCGTCGAGCTTTGCGAGTTCACGGGCACGCAGGGCGGCCGTGTTGCCCTGTGCGGCCAGCAGGCGATCCTCCAGCGCGGTGCGCTCGCTGGCAACATCGGCGGCGGACTTCGCGGCGGCGGTGCCTCCATCGGCCACTGCGATGAAGTCGCTGAACGCCGACGACAGTGCAAGCAGGCCGCCGAGCTGCGCCTGGCCGGCGGCGGTGGCGGTGCTGACGCCCTCGACGAGGTGGCGGAAGTCGGCGGCGGTGGCTGGCAGCGCGACACCCAGCCGCGCGAACTCTGCGGTCATGCGCGAGGTCTTCAGGGCGGTCTGCTCTGCTGCGGTCAGGAACTTCTCTTCGTAGGCAGCGGCTCCGTCCTTGAGTGCGGAGAGGCTACCGGCGCCGCGGATCAGGTCGGCGGTGACGGCCTGGCCACTGATCCCGACGGAGGCGAGCACGGAGCGGACATCGACCAGGGTCCGGTACGTGTCTGCCAGCTCCTGCGCGGTGCCTCCCATGGCGTCGATGAGCTTGCCGATGGACGACGCCGAGGCGCGGGCGCCTGTCTCTGCAACCACGATGCTCTTGCGGACGATCTCGGCCGCGATGTCGCCCTGCGTGTTCAGCAGGTAGGACAGATCGACGGCGCGCACGCCCATCTGGCGCAGCGTCTCCGTGGCAGTCTCCGTGGCACTGGCAACGCGGACGGTAGTCTCGAAGTAGCCCTCACCTACTTGCTGGAATCCGGCCAGTCCGGGCGTGACCAGCTTGGCCATCTCGTCGGCCTTGGCTCCGACGGCGGCGCTGATCGCCTCCTGCAGCCCCTCGCCGGTCAGGCCCTGCAGCGACAGTCGGGGGATGTCGATCACGTAGCCGGCCAGCCGCTGACCAACTGCGCCGGCATCCTGCCCCATGGCGCCAGCCGCCGCCTGCAGCGAGTCGCTGACGTTGCCGAAGATCAGTCCGAACTGCCGCGCAACATCGTCGCCGGCATCCTGCAGGACGGTGCTGGTCTTGGTGGACGAACTGAACCAGCTCTTTTTGGTCGTCGTGGCGTCAGCGTACTGGTTGACGCCCTGCCCCTGCCGCATCTGTGCGGCCGTGCCGCTGATCGACAGGCCTGCGTCAGTGATCGAGGTCGACGACTTGCCGAAGATGCCGCTGATGATGCCGCCAACCACGCCACCGACCACGCCACCGATCAGCGGAATTTTGGAGAGCAGCGAGCCGATGGCGTCGCCGGTGCCGCTAGCCTCGGTCTTGATGCCGAGGTTCTTGCCGGTGTTGATACCGCCGGCACGCAGGATCTGCGTGGACACGCCGGCCATCGACGCCTCGATGCTGCGCAGGCTGGCGGCCATCTGCGCGCTGTACTGCATCGTCAGCTTGTCGACATCGGCCAGCGCATCTAGGCTGTTGGCGATGCTCTCGCTTTTCGCGCCGGAGTCGCCCAGAACGGTGCCGGTGCCGTTTGCCGCTTGTCGATCTGCGGCGGATGGCACGGAGCCACCCTTGCCGCCGACGCTGCCCAGAACTGCGGCAATGGCGACGCCGGCCGCCGCCATGCCGAACGGACCGAGCGCCGACATGAACGCCATGAACACGCCGGGCGTCTTGATCGTGTTGCGGGCAGCCTCACCAGCGGCAACGGCGCCGGTCTCGACGCCCTGTCCGGTCACGACTGCCGCCGCCTCGGTCGTGACGGCGGCCACCTTCGCGGTGGCGCTTGCCCACCACAGCGCGATCTTGCTGGATGCGGCCTGGGCTGTGCCGACCATTTCGGCAGCGCGAAACGCATTCTCGGTGGCGGCGAGCACCTTGTACCCAGCGGTGTGCTGGGCAAACATGCCCTTGGCTGCGCCGGCCAGCGTCACATAGCTGTTCAGCTGGGCGGCGGTCTGGCCGCGCTTGAGCTTGGCGACCTGATCCTCGGTAAGGCCCTGCGTGGCGAGCGCCTGGGTGTAATCCTCCTGCACCTTGAGCATCGACCGGAAGCCGTTGACGAGTGCCGACATGGACTGGCTCGCCTGGTTGAACCCGTTCGCCATCTGGGCGCCGACGTCGCGCTTCAGTAGCTCGTCGACCATCTTCATGTCTGGCGCCTTGCGGGCGGCATCGGCCGCATCGGCAGCACCGGCCGCCGATGCGTCTCGCTGGGCCTGCAGCACAGCAGCCATACCGGCCTGACCATCTGCGCGCAGCTTGCTGATCAGTACGTCCAACGCCAGGCCGGTCTGCTGCGCGCTGCGCTCAATGGCAGTCGCACTGACCTCGGCCTCGGCGCGGGCGCGGGCCATGGGGTCGGTGATGAGCTGTGCGGCGGCGCGGGCTGATTGGTCGGCGAACTGCTGGACCTGCGCCTGGGTCTGCTGCCAGGACTGCGCCCACTCCTGCGCCAACGCGCGGGCGTCGGTCAGGTCGAGCGCGCCGAGCTTGATCTTCAGCGCGGCCGGGTTCTGGTTGATCTGGTTATTGATGTCGGCGAGGTCGGAGTTCAGTGCGGCCAGTGCGGCGCGCTTCTGTGCGGCCCCGGCGGCATCATCGGCCTTCAGTGGGCGGGCCTGCTCGGCCTTGATGGATTCCTCGGCGATGAGGCGTTTCTGGGTGAGCTGGGCGCGGTCGATCTCGGCCGAGCGCACCAGGAAATCTCGCTCGCCGATCAGCCCCGCCTCGCGCAGCCCAGCCAGTGCATCGGCCGCGTTCTGCTGCACCCTGATCTTGGCATCGGCTGCGGCCTTGGTTTCAGCAAGGTCAGCGGCGAGTTTGGCGGCAGCGGCTGCACGGATGCGGTCGCCAGCGGCGCCGTCGTTGGTAATCTGGGCGTCCACCTTGGCGGCGGCGGCCGCCTTGGCGGAGGCGGCTTGCGATGCGGCACGCTGCTGCTCCGTCAGGGCGTCGAGCTGGGCTTGTGCGGCAGCTATCTCGGCATCGAAGGTGCTCGCGCGTTTTCCGCCGCGCGTACCTCCGCCGTCTTTTGCTCGCTGCAGGTCTTCCACCTTCTGCCTGGCGGCGGCAATCTTCTGATCCAGCGTGTCCTCTCGACCGATGTTCAACATCGCGTCCCACGCCTCGCGGGCAAACGTGGTGATGCCCTTCCATGCCTTCTCCAGCGTGCCGAGGTTGGCCTCCAGCTTGGGGATGCGAGCCTCAAGCGCCGAGGCATAGGCCTCCTGCGCCACCTTCGCGGCCTCGGTCATCCGCCCCTGCGATTCGAGGGCGCGGATCTGCTTGTAGACCGACTCCGTCAGGAATCCGGTCTGCTCGTTGAGCTTGATCGACGCCGACAGCGGCGACTTGGCCAGCTCGCTGAACGCCTTCGCCGTCTCTGACACAGCCGGGCCGCCGACAGCCTCCATGCGCAGCGCAGCGGCGGCAATCCGCTCGATGCCGGCCGAAGTGATGCCGGTCTGCGTCGCCAGCATGGCCAGCGCCTGGGCGGCCTGCCCCTGCGTGATGCCGGCCATCTGACCGAGGCGCGCAGACATGTCGCCAAGCTGGTTGGAGGTCAGGCCGATCCGCCCGCCGGTCATGATCAGCGCCTGCTCGAAGGCGCGCGACTCGGCCGCCCCCTGCAGGTACGCGAGGCCGAGGGAGCCAATCGCTGCAGCCGCACCGGCTGCGCCGATCATCAGCGGCGTGATCGCGCCGCGCATGGCAACCAGCGTCTCGCGCACGCCGCCGAACGCGCTGGTGATCTGTGGCCCCTGCTGCGCCAGCACCAGCAGCGGCGACATGCCGCCCGCGAGCGACACGCCCACGTCTTGTAGCTGCATCGGGAGCTGACGCCACGCGGCGGCGGTCTGGCCTGCCGACACCTGACCGGCATGGCCGGCCTGCGTCATCGTCGTGGAGATGCCGGCCATCTCGGCCTTCAGGCGCTCCACGCTCGCGGTGTGCGCCTGGTTGGCTACGGCCAGCTCCTGAGCCGACAGCTTGCCGCTGTTGGCCAGCCGGTTGTAGGCTGCCGATACTTGATCGATCTCGCGCTGGATGTCGTGGAAGCTGCGGATGTTGAGGATGTCGCGGGCGGCGTCGAGCTTCTGCACCTGCGTCATGCGGCGCAGCGCATCGCCGGCTTTGGTGGCGGCTGCAGCGGCTGCCGCGGCCTGCCCGGTCATGCCCTGCAGCGCCTCGCCCGCGCGACGACCTCCAGCGGCAGCGGTATCGGCGGCACCACCCATACCGCGCAGCGCCTCGCTGGCGCGCTGGCTGCCGGCGGCCGTCGTCTCGGTGAACTGCTTGGTGGCCTGTTCGGCTGCGGCGAGCGTGCCGGTGTACTGCTTGCCGTCGAGGACGAGGGTAAATTTCAGTTCGTTGGCCATGGTCACCGACTTGAGGTCTGTTGCTGTTGCTCTCGCTCGCGCCACACCTCAAGCGCAGCCCGCTCCATCTCCTGCAGCACACCGAACACCTCGCGGCGCTTGCGCACCGCCAGCCCCTCCAGCGTGGCCCACACCGCCGTGTAATCGAGCCCGGTGATCGAGCCCATGCCGCCGACGCGCCACTGGGTCTGCAACCTGCACCAGATCGACCAGGCGTGCAGGTTGCAGGGCCACAGGTGCCACTCCTGCGCCAGCGGCGTCACCGGTAGCTCGCCCGTGTCTTCTGGGCTGAGTCCGACCAGCGCAAGCATTCGCGCCATTCGCTCGCGCTCCTCGTCTGGCGGCTGGTCGTCATCGGCGGCAATGAACTCCCCGCGCGCCGCGATGCGCGCCGCCTCGCTCAGTTTTTTGCGCGGCCCTGCGCTGTGCTGCTGAAGGCCAGGGCCTCGGCATAGGCGCGCAGGATCTCGCCCTCGATGCCGACCAGCGACAGCAGCACCTCGAACGCCTCGGCACAGAAGGCGGCCGGCTTGCCGTCCTCGTCCTGCACCAGCGTCTGCTCGGACCAGCCGGTGATGTTCTCGCACAGGAATTCGCGAGTCGAGATGGCCGAGCCCTCGCTGAGCGCCTCCCGGTACTCGGTGATGTTCAGCCGCTTGGCGCGCAGCTTGAGCGCGATGCGGGTCTTTGTGGATCCGCTCGGGATCGAGCCGGAGACCTGGAATTCGATGGTGTCGCTGATGGCGAGCTTGTACGTGGTCATGTCGTCGCCTTCTTCAGAGCTGGATCAGAACGACTTCATCGTTCCCGGACTTGGGCAGGGCATTGCAGCCGTCGAACTTGCAGGTACGGATTCCGTCCCGGTTGTTCTTCTTGTAGCTCTTGCGGTGGATCATCGGCAGGTACAGCATGATCTTGGTGCCGGCGCCAGCGAGGCCGAAGGTGAAGCCAAGGCTGGTGGTGGTGTTCGCCGCGATGTCGATGCCAGCCTGAACCTCTTGGGCGGCCGACAGCTCCAGCTCGAAAGACAACTTGGCATCACGGTCGGTGATTTCGGCCCGCTCGCTGCCGTTGCTGGTGAAGTACTTGAGCGAGTTGCCCAGCTCGATCTCCAGGCCGAACGAATCGAACGTCGTGCCACCCGTCAGCGCGCCGGCGGCGTAGCTGCAGCCGAGCGTGATGTCCTTGATCACGTTGGACTTGGCAATCGGGACCGGAGGCTTCCAGCTTCCGAGTGCTGCGGTCGGATTCGCCGCCGCAGTGGGGGCGGAGTAGGCGCCGACGAATTCGAATTCGAGGGCCGGGTTCTCCTTGTGCAACGCCTTGATCTTCACGGAGCCCATGGCCCCGGTGAGCTTAGTCAGGTGGCCATCGTCATAGAAGTAAAACGTCCCCGTCTTCAGGTACTGGCTCACCGGCCAGTTCTCGACGCGCGAAGGCGTGGTGAGGCCCGTGGACAGCGAGAAGCCAGCACACTGCAGCAGCGCACCCCAGGGCGCAGAGGTTCCAGCCACGCCAGAGGTACACAGCTCGACAGTGAATTTGATCCGCGAGCAGCTCACCGCCAGCAGATCCTGAGACCCGCCGAAGTACGGGAACTGGATTTTGCGCTGAGCGAACGTCGGATCGATGGGTGTGGCATCGAAGTCGTTGACGAACAGCACGCAGTCGGTGGCGGCGACAGGGGCAGCGTCCACGCCAGCGGTGGCTTCGACCTTGAACAGCAGGAGTCGGTTTTTGTCGTAGCGCGGCATGAAGCCACCTCCGTATCAGTGTGAGTGGCCCGGGGTCAGTGAGGGGTCCCGGGTCGGCGTCGATCAGACGCCCGAGCTAGGGCCGCGCAGGGCCGACGAGAAGGCGCCGAAGACGTTGGCAAAGCCGGAGAAAGCCGTGGTGAGCTGGCCCTTCAGGCCGTCAACATCGCCGCGCAGGCCGTTGATGTCGCGGCGGGCGGCAAAGCTCTCGGCCTCCAGCGATACGACGCGCAGGGCCAGCGCAGACAGGTCGTTGACTACCTGCTGCACGGCCAGCGTGGCGGCCGTGGCGATGTTCTTGGCATCAGCAGCAGCCAGCAGGGCAGCATCGAACTTCTCGGTGATCGTGGTGAAGAGGTTCGAGCCTTCCTCGAATTCCGGCGTGCCCGGAACGGCATCCACCAGGCGCTTGATCTTCTCCAGGAACGTCAGGATGGCGGTGTCCTGACCGGTCAGTGCGGCGATCTGGGCGTTCACGTCCGCCATGATCGCGTAGCCCTTTTCGTCCAGGACGTTCTTGATCTCGGCGCCGGTGGCGGCGGCGTAGTGCTGCATGAACTGCAGGAGGGTCTGGTCCATGAGGACTCCTTGATTGGGGTGTTGAGTGCCCGGGTAGAGCCGCCGGGCCGGCGTTTCTTCAGGCGTCCGGCTTGGTCAGCCAGCCAAGGCCAGCCATCACGTCCACGGAGCCCGAGGCGACATTGACCGCCGCGCGCTGGGGCTCTTCGCCCTCCTCGCCGGCCTTGAACATCCAGATGCAACCATCCGGGGCGGGATCGGCGTCCACGACCTCGGCCGACTTGTTGGGTTTACTGGTGGCCATGTCGATCAGCCCTGCAGGATCACGAGGTGCTCGCGCTTCTGGATGGCGACGCCCCAAGCCAGGCTGATCTCGTACTGGATCTGGCGGTACTGACGGTACAGCGCGACCTCGAAGGACAGACCGGATCGCGGGTCGGTGATGACCGTGCGGTCGGCCGCCATGTCGCCGCCTTCCGGCAGTGCGGGCAGGCGGGTGGCCAGCGCGATGGCGGTGCGTGCGAACGCCATGTTTTGCGCGGCCGAGTTGACGACGGTGACGGCCACGCCCGAGGCCGCGCTGGTCAGCAGGCCGGGGGCGGCAATGGTGACCACCCCGGGAGCTGAGACACCGGTCACCACGCTGTACTTGTTCGGGTCGCCCGCGAACGTGATCATGTCCGTGGCAAGGATGGTCCCGGTGCCGGTTGCCAGCGTGATCGACGTGGCTCCAACCGCAGACACGCCGGACGTGACGTAGCTGGCGCCGGTGCCCTTGACATTGGTCTTGACCTGGGCCGACTCGCGGATCTGGAAGCCGTGGATGTCGAGCAACACGCCCTGACGCAGCAGCGACGTGTCGGCTGCCTCGTTGGCGCGGTTGAGCTGCGCCAATGCGCGCAGGTTGGCGCCAGCCGCAGTGTTGATGACGAGCTGCAGGTCCGTCATCGGGGCGCCGTTGTCCGCGAGGATCTTTCGCGCCTGCGCCGTATCAGACAGGCTGGTTGCGAACGGCGTCGTTCCAGGCGTGCCATACCCCCGCGACGAGTACTGGAAGATGGCGGCTACATCAGCCTCCACCTCGTTCGTCAGCGCGCGCATTGCCTGCGCGATCTGGTTGACGCGGACAGACGAGTAGCCGGGGCCGCTCGACAGCGCAAGCGACTCCTCGCCGTTGATGCGGATCGGCACCCGGCGCGACTTGGTGATGGTCATCGGCATGTTGCCGATGACTTGGTCGCCGTCGTTGGGCGGGGTGACGCCGGGGGTGATGTCGGAGGCGACGGCAGCCGGAACGACGAAGCTGCGGACCTGCTGGCCCACGGCGGCGCGCGCAACGGCGTGATCACGCGAGACGGCTGGGATGAACCCGACCAGCTCGCGCGAGACGATGTCCATCGACTCGTAAAGGTCCGGGATGAGCCCGGTGATGGTGTTGGCCATTCAGTGGCTCCAATCAGTCGGTGATGGCGGCGCCGCCGCGAATGGCAGCCATGCGGCTGCCCGGGTCGAGCGCATCGAACTCGCTGCGGGTAATGGACTTGGTGCCGGGCGCTTGCTGGCGTCCGGCGGGAGCGCCTCGGGCGCCGTCACCGGCCGGGCGCAGGTAGTCGGGTCGAGCCTTGACGAAGGCGGCGACGCCGTCCGCGAAGGCCGCGGTCTTGCCGTCGCGGCCCCTGAACAGGATGTCGTCGCCCTCGGTGTGCAGGTGCATCGACACCAGCGCCTTGAGGTCGTCGATCCGGTCCTCGCGGACGGGGTGACGGGCCAGCTCGGCCGCCAGGGCGCGCTCTCGGCGCTCGGTGGCGTACTTGCCAGTCAGCTCGTCGAGCGCTGCGGACTTCTCGCCCAGGTCGCGCTCGGCGCGCTTCAGCTTGGCCTCGAACTGCTTGATCGCGTCCGCCTGACCCTTTGGGCTGGGCAGGCTGTCGAGCTGGTCGATTTCGTCGATTCCCAGTGCCTCCATGAGGCGGGAGATCGCGGCGTCCTTGCCCTTGCGGCCGTCGATGGACTCCTTCGCCGCCTTGCGGGCCTTCTCCTCGGCCGTCTCGGCACGGGTCGAAAACTCGCCGACGTGCTTCTTCAGCGCGTCGAGGGTGGCGTCGTCGATGGTCTTGCCCTTGAGGCTGTCCAGGTCCATGTGCGGTGAGTGTTTGGTGTGGTGTCCGCTTCGCATCACGCGATCCGGTGCCGTGCCGCGCATCCCGCTCGGCATCTCGTTCGGATGCTCTAGCCGGCCCGTGCCACTGCGTCGGATTGGCTGACACCGCCTCGGGCGAACGTCCCGCGATGGACTTCAAGACCGCGCAGCAGCGCTTTTCTTTCCTGGCGGAGGCGTTCGACGGCTGCGGCGGCTTTGCGCCGCGCGTGACGTGGGAGGACCAGCTACTCACCACCACCGACCAGCAGGGCAACCTGATCTCGGCGACTCGCCGCGTGCCGAAGACCTCTGGCCCGTGCCACCTGGTCCCCTACCCCCGCGAGTCGGCTGAGAAGTTCGCGGCCCGTGCCGCTGTGGCGGTCTACGAGAACCACCTGCGCGAGGCGTGTGAGCGGTTCGTCGGCTACCTGGGTCGGCGCCGCCCGATGCGCGATGGCGTGGACGCTCCGCTGACCCAGCTCATGCTCGGCGATGCCGACATGCGCGGCACCCCGCTGGACCTGTTCTGGGTCGGGTTCGCGCTCCAGGCCAAGGCTCGCGGCTCGATGCTGCTGCTGATCGACATGCCGAGCGATGAGCCGGCCGAGTCGCTGCGGGACCAGCAAGAGCGGCGCATCGTGCCCATGCTGCGAGCCATCAAGCCCGAGGCCCTGATTGACATCGAGGTGGACGACGAGACAGGTCTGGTGGATCGCGTCACGCTGGGCGTGGCCGAAGAAGCTGATGGAGCCATGCGGGCGTGCGAGCTGACCTATGACGCCGAGGGGTGGGTTCTGCGCTTCGGCGACCGCGTCATCGACTCCAGCCCGCACGGATTCGGTCAGTGTCCGGTGCTGGTGCTCACCGAGTCGCGACAGGATTTCCCGCACGTCGGCAAGTACGCCCAGATCGCAGACCTGAGCCGGCGCATCTTCAACGCCCGCAGCGAGCTGGATGAGATCCTTCGGGGCCAGACGTTTAGCCTGCTGACGCTGCAAGTGCCGGAGGGGGAGCGCCACAGCTTCAACGCCGCGGAGACGGCTGCCACGATCGGCACGCACAGCATGCTCGTCCACGGCGGCGCCACGCCGGCATTCGTCTCGCCCGACAGCGGGCCGGCCGACGTGTACCTGCGGGTGATCGAGGCGCTGGAATCCAGCATCAAGCGCATCGCGCAGGATGACGCCACGAGCGGAGACGGTCCCCAGGAGAGCGGCGTAGCGCGCCGGCTGAGGTTCGAGCGCCTGAACACCGACCTTGCGAGCTTCGCACTCGGGATGCAGTCGCTGGAGCGCCGGATGTGGGCCATGTTCCACCGGGCGCTCGGCACCGAAAACCGCGTCACCGTCGAGTGGCCGACCGATTTCAACCTCGTCGATTCGGCGGCCGAGCTGGACATCCTCGCGCTGATGCAGTCCACCGGGTTCCCGCCTGCCGTGCTCGCGCAGAAGCGCCAGGTCATCGCGGCAGCCGAGTTCGACGCGGCCGATGACGACGTGAAGGCGGCCATGGTTGCCGCCATCAATGAGCAATCCCAAGAGCAACCGCCGGCCGTCACGGAGCCGGGGAAAGTAGCGTAATGCCGACCATCCTCCCGGCGGGCAGTCGCCTGACCATCCAAGTCCCTCCTCAGTCGAGCGTGACGATCACCCCCGCAACCGCCTCATCGGCTCGTGTGGCCAGGCTTCCGGCGACAGCCGGCTCGTCCGCGGCGCCGGTGACCGTCGTCATCTCGGCTGCTACAAAGTACACCGCCGGCAAGGTCACGCCACTGATCATCGATGTGTCCTGCACCGCAGGCTCGGTGACGATTGGCGACCCGGTGCTGATCGATGAGGTCTACGATCCTGCGGCTGTGGCCATCACCGGCGGGTCGATCTCAGCGACGATGAACGGCGGCAGCATCGGCCAGACGACGCCGATCCCGGTCAAGTCGAGCAACTTGGCGGCCGCATACACCGACTCGTCCGGCACACCTGGCAGCGTCACCAACAGCAGTCCGCGCGGGCGAGCGGCCATCCCTGCGGGCGCAACATCGATCACCGTCACATCGACGCTGGTGACCGCAGCCAGCGCGATATTTGCGCAGATGCGGTCGTCTGATGCCACCATGATCGAGATCTCGGCGGTGGCCGCCGCTGGGTCGTTCACTGTCACCGGCAACAGCGCGGCGACCGGGGTCGTTCCATTTGACTTCCTGGTGATCAACTGACCATGATCACCTCGCTCACCAGCACCGGATCAGCCGAGTTCATGGCCACGCTTCAGCGCCTTGGCCAGCAGATGCAGCGGCAGGCACTCGCGGCCACGGCCGCCGAGGTCGAGGAGATTGCGGGCAATCTGGCGGGCAAGCACACAAATACCGGAGCGCTGTTCCAGTCGCTGTACTCCAAACGGATCGACGACGGCGATGCATGGGAGATCGGGCACGACCTGCAGCGCGCCCCTCATGCCCTGTTCGTCCACTGGGGTACCAAGCCCCACGTCATCCGCCCGAAGCGCCCGGACGGCTTCGAGTCGAAGGTGAAGGCGCACACGCGGAAGGGGCGCCCTGTCATCGCACATACCCGAGTGGGTAAATCCATGCTGCGCTTTGCCGGGCCGAATGGGTTCACCTTCGCGCGCGAGGTTCACCACCCTGGCTACAAGGGCGACCCGTGGCTGGTCGCCGCCGCTGCGGCCGCACCGAAGATATTCGAGCGGCATGTGAACGCCCTGCTCGCCCGCAACATGGAGCCCTGATGGCCCTCGCCTACACCTACCCCGACCAGTACCTGCGCGCCCAGGTCACCACTGAGCGTGAGGCTCGGGCCATCGCCGACGTGGCCGATTTGGGCGCCGTCCCGGCAACCTGGACCCCGAAACTGATCGTCCTGCGCGCCTACGTCATCGCCTGCCTGGAGTGCCAGCAGCGCGCGGACGACCTGTTCGCCACCAAGCTGGCCACCTACCGCAAGGAGTTCGACGCCACCCTGTCACTGGCTCGCGCGGCTCAAGCATCCGCTGCAGCGCAGGCCGGCGGCGCGCAGTCTGGCGGCGGCTCGTTCTTCGGCGTCGATCTGTTCCGCGCATGAGCCAGCCCAACGCCTACCCACTGCTGGAGGCCGTGCGCGACCAGCTCGCCACCGTGCCAGGCGTGCTGACCTGTCGCATCGGCTGGGAGGCCAACGTCACGCCGGACGATTACCCGCTCGTACGGATCGTTCCCAGCAAGATCGGCGCCGGTCGCTCAATCGGTCGGCGCTCGGTGAACGCCATCATCTACTTCGGCAAGCCGATCCACGAGTTCGAGGCTGGGATCGAAGCGCTGTACTCCGAGGTGATGGCGATGGAGTCGGCGCTGATCACGGCCGCCGAGCAGACGCCGGGGGCGTCGGTGCTCTACCGCGAGACGCTGTTCGATGAGGATCGCGTCGAGGCCTACAAGCTGTTCGGCCTGGTGGTCGAGATCGTCGGGTGATCAGCGCACCAGCGGGTGACGCACCCCATCCCCGAGGCGCTTCAGGTGGTACGCCGGATCCTTGCCACGGTTGAGCACGTCGCTCACCGACGCCCCGCCCAGCACCTCAGCCGCCCGCGCCGCCGACCCCATGACGCACGCCGACTTCGCCGGCGGCATCGACCGCAGGAACGCCGCTACGCCGCCGGGCACCTCGCGGGCATCTGCGCCCGACAGGTCGCGCCGAGCCCTCAGCCTGCAAAAGCAGTGGGGGTGGAAAACCGGCTGCGGCGCCCGCGCCTTGGGGTAGCACCCCCGGCCCAACCCGAAAAGATCCGCCCTGGCGTGCAGGTCGCAGATGTCAGGCAGCGGATGCATGGGGTTGAGCATCACCTGCACGACCTCGACCGCCTCGTCGGCCATCATGTCGGCGCCGACCTGCGCCTGGTGCGCGCGGGCCAGCTCGGTGCGCGCGATACGGGTCGCCATGTACCGCGTCTTCTCCCTCAGCGCCGCGTCGATCTTGCGCCTCAGCACGCCGTCTCCCTTGCCCTTGGCCCATGCGTCGAACGCCTCCAGGTACCCGGCCCGCAGCGCGCTGGACTTGAGCCTCTTTGCCTGCGCCTGACCGCGGCGAATGAAGTCCTCCAAGCTCTTGCGCGTCTCAGCGTCCTTGGTGAGAGCCTGCAGCGCGGCCGGCAGCTGGGCGCGTGCGCGGCCCTCCAGCGGCCTGTCGGCGGCGCCCGCTACGTCGTACCCGTCGTACAGTCGCAGGGCCAGCGCGCGGGCATCATGCAGCCCCTGCGCGTGCGTCCTGACAATGTCCTCCACCTCCCGGGAGACTGCCTGCACATGCGAGTACAGCGCCGACGACAGCGGGACGCCGGACACCGGCAGGGCGCGCACCTCGTCCACTCCGACGGAGCGCTGCAGCAGCCCGCCGAAACTTGCGGCGAGCAGCGCCTCGAACTCACCGGCGAACGCCCGCAGCGCGTCAGCCACCGCGTCGCGCGGAGCCATGCCGGCGGAGATGGATGACATCGCGGCGTCGAACGCATCTCCGGCCAGGCGGTCAATCTCATCTGCCGCCGCCCGGGCCAGGCGCTCAGCGTCATCATCAGGGATTGCCGGCATGGTGGACCTCCTTGCTCACACGGCGGATGATCCGGTAGGCGCTCGACCTTGTGATGCCCATCCCCATCAGACGGTCACGCACGAGCGGGACATCGGTGCGACTGGCCAGCATCCGGCGTGCCGCAGCCTCTGCGGCTTCGGCCAGCCACTCGCGCGGCGCTGGCACGTAGACCTCTTGCCCGGCCCAGCCAGCGAACACCACGCGGGCGCGCTCCATCGCTGCGGGGTCCAGGACGCCGCCAAGCTCGCCGAGCAGCAGGTTGAAGGCAGTGATTTTCGTGGTCATAGTCCTGGCGCGTTGAATGTGGAAACTCCAGGGCGCCCGCTGGTCAGCAGGGCGCCGAAGGCTCGGCTCAGGCCGTCGATCTGGTCGTCGTGTGCGCCAACCGGGAACGTCGCCATTTCGGCCAGCAGCGCGTCGTTCCAGGCCCCGCGCAGCATCAGCACGTTGCCGACGTTGATCTGGGCGATCAGCGGCAGTGCGCGCGTCACCTTGTCGCCGCTCTCGGGGCTGGTGGCCACCGGGTAGCCGGCCAGCTCGCGCACCAGGTACATGGCCTGGGTCTTGCCGGCTTGGCCGGGGTCTTGCGGCAGGCTGATGCGCACGCCGCGCCCGTCCGCCCTGGCGGTGTTGACGATGGCGCGGTCACGCTCATCAGGACCAGCCCGCAGTCGCACCATGTCGGCGATGACGAAGCGCCCGTCTGGCATCCGTCCCAGCTTCGGCCCCGCGGTGTAGTCGGGCCGGCTGCCGCCCTTGGCCTCTGTGGCCGCCAAGTCCCAAGCGCGTACCCAGTCGATGCGACCCGCTGGGATGGCGTCGATGATGCCGATCTGTGTGGCCTTGATGATGCCGCCGCCGCGCGGGGCCGGGCGTTGCTGGAGCTGTCCGGCCGCACCGTAGTCGCCCAGCACGTCCTCCAGCTCGCGCACCTGGGCCTCGCCGAAGCGCTCGGGAAACATCAGCTCGCCCTCTTGCATCCGTGGGTCGGTCCACCCGATTGAGGTGGTGCAGCGCCGATCAGCCTCGAACCGCATCGGGATGCACAGATGCGTGTACGGCAGGCCCATGCTCAGGATGACGCCGGACGGGTCGCGCTCGTGCAGGCGCTGCATGATGACGACGATGGCCGACCGCTCGCTGTTGACGCGAGTCGGCAGTGTCTCGGTGAACGTGGTCCTGACCTCCTCACGCTTGGCCTCGCTGTTGGCTCCGTCTGCACTGATCGGGTCGTCCAGGATCACGCGGTCACCCCGGACGCCGGTCATCGACGTGAAGGCGCGCGCCTGCCGGAACCCCTTGCGGCTGTTGCCAAACTCGCGCTTGCCGTCCAGGTCACGCACCAGCGCCACCGGCCACAGCCGCTGATACCACTCCGACTTGATGAGGTCACGGCACCGCCTGCTGTCGCGGATCGCCAGTTGCTCCTCGTGAGCTGTTCCGACGAACCGCATCTCCTGCATGTCGCGCGGACCCCACTCCCATGCCGGCCAGATGACGCCGGTCAGCAGGCTCTTCATGGTGCCGGGAGGCACGTTCATCAGCAGCCGGTTGATGCGCCCATCGGTGACGGCCTCCAGGTGCAAGCAGATCGCATCCAGTGCCCACCCCCACTTGAGTGGCGTGGCCGGCTCCAGAACGCACCATGCGAGCCGTGCGAAATCTGCGAGCGAGCGCCGACACAACTCCCGCTCCATCGCGTCCAGTTCGGCGTCACTTGTCAGCACGGCGCCGAGCCTCCACCAGTTCGCGCAGGGCCTCGGTGGACATACCTCCGACATCCAGCTTCACCGGCCCGCCACCCTCGCCCGTGACCTCGACCTTCTCGCGCCACGCCCCGACCTCGATGTGCCGCCCGATCAGCTCCTGCAGCTTCACGCGGTCGGCCAGCTTCACCTCGGTCACCTGCCCGAGGCCCATGTCGGCATTACCCACCGTGACGACCTTGAGCCCCGCCACCAAGCCGCGGCGCCACACCAGCGGCCAGTCGCGCACCGCCCTCAGGCTCCCGTCCTCGTTGAGGATGTCGGCCAGGTCGGCGGCGTCCTGCTCGGCCAGCCGGCGCAGCACGTAGTCGGCGTCGATCTGGGTGCGCTGGCTGCGTTCGGCCATCTTCGCGGCGATGGCGGCGGCGACGTGAGTTTTCCCGAGTAGCTGCGGCCCGATCCACTCCGCCGTCCGCTCGCTGTACCCGGCCCGGATCGCCGCCTGGGTGGCATTCAAGTCTTTCAGGTACTCCTCGACGAAGCGCGCCTGCTTCGGCGTCAACCCTCCCCTCTTCCTGCTCATCCCATGTCCTCCAGAGTGCAGACGACGACATGCACGCCAGGCGCCTCCGCATACCGCTTCTGCGCGGAGACGCGGACAGCCTGGCTGTCGTCCACGTAGACGACCCCGTTCATGCCGTCCAGCACGGCCTTGAGGTAGTTGTCCGAGTCCGGCCTCGACTTGGCGAAGTGCAGGCCCTGCAGGGCGTCGGCGCGCTTGCGCTTGCTCCAACTGGCCGGCACCGGCAGCAGGACATCCAGAGCCACGGAGACGGCGGCCTCGGTGGGCGCCATGCCCCGCATGACAAGCCCCGCAAGCCCGAACACCGTGGCCTCGTAGACACGTGTTTCCTCCGGCGTGTAGAGCATCGGCCGGCCCTTGACGACGCGGACACGCGGGCGGCCCTTGGCGACCGGCTCGCCCGGGATGAAGAACTCAAGACGGGTCACAGGGATGCCCCGCGTGCGTAATGGAACACCGACGCGAACTTGACTGGCGGCCTCCAGGCGGAGGACTGTCTAGCCGGCCCGCGCTTCTGCGCTGCCGGCAGGTCCATGACGCGCGAGTAAACGCGAGCCCTCCCACCGTTCGGCAGCGCCACCGTGTCCACGGGCTTCAGCACTTTCGCGTGGACAAGCTCCGTAATGACCTGGGTCATCGTGTTGCGGCTCGCCTGTGTTGCGTCGCACAGCTGGCCGACGGTCATCCGCACCCCGATTGGCAGGACGTCACAAACCTTCTGCTTCATGGTCTTTTTCATTTTGGCTACCTGTCCCTATGCTCGGGGCTGTTCGTGCGCCTGGCGGCCGTCTGGCGGCCCGCGTCGGCTTGTTTGTCCTGCTTGATCTGCCGAATTACCGCCATGTGCCGCGGCCGTTCGCAATCTGGTCGGCTTGAGCACCAGGCCACTGTCGGTGCGCCTGGCCGGTCTGGGTCGGCGCAGATCAGTGCCTGGGTGAGGTGTGGGCACCAGGTCATGCGGCGCATCGCTGCGTCACGCTGGCCTGAAACGCCTTCAGCCTCTCGGCCACGCCGGGCGGTGGCGGGCGACGTGTCGGCATGTTCGCCAGCAGGCCGGCGACCGGTGGTGGTGGCGCCTGGTTGCACAGCACCCGGAACTCGGCAACGTTCGGTGCACGCTCGGCCGGCAGGTTGTTGAGGGCGTAGGCGATGGCATCGGGGTGTTGGCGGAGCCCGGCGAGCTGCTCGGCCCAGTCGTCACGCAGCAACTGCTCATCGACGCCGGCATACCGGGCGCGGAACGCCGTGCCGTAGCGGACGGTCAGCTTGGTGAAGATCCTCTCGACCCATGCGGCGGGCAGCATGGGGACGATCTCAGCGGATGCGGCGGACATTGGTGTCTCCCTCGATGGTGTCGGCGGTAGTGGCGGGCTTGACGTAGCCAGCCTCGAACGGCAGCACCTCTCGCGGTGCTTCGCCGGTGGCGTGGCGGTTGTGGGCCAGTCCGCCGGTCAGGCGTCGGACGGACTCGGCGGCGATGCGCTCGTCCCGCTCCCGGAACGACTCTGCGGCTGCTGGGGTCGTGCGGCGCTGGGCCTGGTGCTCGACGGCCTTGCGCAGCCAGTTCCTCCACGTCCCCAGCCAGTCGCTGCGAGCCGAGCCGAACGTGTGGTCCCGCAGCTTCGAGGTTTCGAGGTCAACGTCGATGCCGGGAACCTCGGCCTGTGCCCACTGCCGCATCTCGGCGGTGACGGCGAAGCTGTCCGGGCATTTTTTCGAGGGTCGTGGACCTTTCGGCTCGGCGGGGCAAGGGGGGGCAACACCGCTAGGTGTTGGGGGTTGTATTTCTTCTTGGTGTCTGGTGTCTGGTGTCTGGAGAGCTTTCGTCTGGGTTCCTGTTTCCGAACCCACAGATAACCCAGTGGGTTTCTCTTCGGTTCGTTCAGCTTCCTTCTTCGGCCTGCCTCCGCGCTTGCCGTTTTCCTTGGCCGCTTTGATCTTGCTTTGGGCCTTGGTTATCTCTTCGTCGCATCGGCGGTTCATCCAGGCATCACCAGACAGCGTGAAGAACTCGCTCAGCACAGCATCGACAGCAGCCTTCTCCTCCTTGCTGCGGGCGCGGGCCAGTCTGTGCGCCTGGTCGGCCGGGATGCCCTGCTCGGTCGAGTAGTAGCGGTCCAGCAGCAGGCTGTAGGCGCCGTGCTCCAGCATGGTCAGGTGGGCCGTGTCCTTGGCATAGTCGCCCAGGTGGCGCTCGTAGTAGTTCATGTCGTGGCTCCTGAGCTGCAGCCGCCGGCACAGCGCCGCTGATGGCGGATGCGCGTGTCGGTGACGAGCGCCGACAGCGGGCGGATCGCGCCGCAGCGGATGCGGGACATCGTTCCGCACAGGCCGGTGTCGGCTGGGCGGCTGGTGTACTGCTGGCCAGTGGTCATGCGGGCCTGGCGGTGTTCGTTGTCGTGGTGCTGGCCGCTCACTGCACGGTCCTCCCGCGGCTGGCGAGCTTCTGACCTGCACTGGCGGCCTTGGCGGTTACCCAGCCCATGGCGGCGCCGGAGGCATGCTGCTGGCCGCTCGGTGCCCAGAAGCTGCGTCCGACGAGCTGGCGCGACTCCAGAAGCTGCAGGTCTACCAGCAGGGCCTGAATTTCTGCGCCTGCGGCAACGGCAAGCAGGATCTCGCGCTGGCGGTTGTTGAGGCGGCGACTCATGCGGCTCGGTCCTGAATGACGAGGTGAGCGCACTTGCGCCGCAGGGCTTCGCGCTTGAGCTGCCCGGCCAGCGTGGGGCACAGGTGGTGCAGCAGGGTGTTGAGGATGCGGTCACGCACGGCGATCTCCGGTGGTGATGGTGTTGAGCGGGTAGTCGGCGCGCAGGTAGTCGTCCAGCGCCATGGCGTGGGCGTGCAGCGCGGTCAGGTCGGGGTGTGTCGGCCGGTGGCGCCCGAGGTGCTCGATGACGATTCGGTAGTACGCGAGCCGAACGTGGCAGTAGCCACGGACGCAGGTCAGGAGCGCAGCGCAGCAGATGTGCGCGATGGCGGATTTCAGGGCGCGGATCACGTCGGCCTCCGAGACTGACTGGCCTGGAGCACGAGTGCGACGCGCTGGCGGACGTGGCGGACGGCGGTCACGTGGTCGAGGCCAAGCTCGCGCATGACGAATGTCACCTCGCGCTCCTCGGCGGTGGGTGGGCGCCCCTGATGTGAGGAAAATGGAAGTCCCTCAACACCCATGCTCACGAAAGGGGCACCCATGAACGAATCGACCAAAGTCGAGTTGCTCAAGCTCGCAGTGCAGATTGCTGCGCAAGAAAGGAACGGGCCGGCACTGACCGCCCGACTGGCGGTAGACCCGGCCGCGGACTCGCTGACGGTGACGCTTGCCATCGCTCAGGAGCTTTCCAGGGCTCTGGAGATCATCGACACGCCGGCCAAGCCGTAGACGGCGATGTAGGCGCTGACGCACAAGCTGCCAGCCGAGGCGGGCGCAATGGCTTGCGCCTGTCGAATTGCATCGATCAGCACGCGCAGGGCTTCGTCCTCGCGGGTTTGCTTGTCGCTGGTGTTCATGCCGCTTCCCTCTGTGCGGTCTGCACGATGGGCTGAACTGAGGTACTGGGCGTGCCGGCCGATGACGAGGGGATCGAAGCGGCGGTCGGGTCAATTACCGGCCGGCCAAGCGGATGAGGCCACTTTGGATCTGGCACGCGCAACCATGGCGATTTCGGGCACATGGCCTCGACGAGATGCCTGCCGCCGGTGGCTCTCTCGATGAATGGGGCGCACATCGCGGGAACTCCGCATTCGCGCCACTGAATGACTGTCGGTACGCGCCGCCCCGTCATCCTCGATACAGCGGTCGGTCCGCCGAGTTGGTCGATCAGGTTTGTGCTCATGCCTCAATGCTAGGTGTACCTAGCAATTTTCGCAAGCGGAAACTAGCAAAGAAACGTGTAGGCTTACCTAATGCTCAAAGACCGAATAGCCGAGGCAATGGCTAGGAACCCAGGAATCACGCAGGCAGACCTTGCGCGCGCCTGCCATGTGAAAACACCATCAGTTGCCGCATGGGTGACAGGGAAGACGAAGAGCATCAAGTCGGAGCCGGCCATGAGGGCCGCGCAGCTTCTCGGGTGTGACCAGAATTGGCTGGCAACCGGCGTGGGGAGTCCGCGCTGGAGATCCGGAAACGGCGCCACTTTTCCGGATCGCTCAATCCCGGTCGGCAAGCCCCCTGAAGCCGGCGTACCTGTGAATATTCACACACTGGATGTACAGCCAGTACCGAAGATGGTTGCATGGGAGGAACTTCACATGCATGACCTACCGAACGTGTTCAGGCTGACCTTGCGTGACGACTCTTTGGCGCCAGACCTGCGGCAGGGCGACTACGTCGAGCTGCAGCGCGACCTTGCGGCGTCAGCCGTGACTGGAGACTGGGTGCTTGTGCGTGCAGCCGATGACCAGCACCACCTGCGCGAGTTCATCGCCCTCGGGGCCGAGGGCTGGGTCGCGGCACCGGTCAACAAGGCCGGCAAGCACCAGGCAATCACGTCGCAGTCAGGCGCGGTCGTGGTCGCGGTCTACATCGCCGGTGGCGTTGTGGGGCGGAAGAGTCGGCGGTGATCGCCAAGTGATGCGGATGTGGACTGAAGCGATGGCACAGCCCAGTCCACCATTAAGCCGCAGTTGCTGGACCGGACGAACCCGAAGACCAGAGACACGATGGCGCAGTTGCCGCTGCGCTACGCAAAATACCCCGCAGACGGGGCGCGAATTGCACAAGCAATAGAACTGCTGCTCAGGGGGTGCAGCGAAGATGATTCCACCACTGAACCTTGACACAGGATTGCTACCGCCCGGCGTCCATGCCTGCTCTCTCCGTGAGGCCGAGGCCGCCTTCGGAAGTCACAACGCAACGCGCCGGGCACGGTGGAACTGCCTGCTGTCGTGCCTGGACGAGATGCGGGTGGCTGGTCTGCGTGGCGCTCTGCACATCGACGGAAGCTTCACCACCGACAAGGAGCATCCCGGCGACGTGGAGGTGACGCTCGACGTGCGAGGCCAGCCGGACACGACGGCCGGCTTGGCCGTCGTGTTCTACACCCGGCGACACCACCCGCTGAAATCACTGCTCGCCATCGACTGGTATCCGACCTTGTCCGACAATAGTGACTTCACGCTCTTCTTCCAGTACGTCGGACCCAAGACGGCGCAGGCCAAGAACCTGCAGGAGAAGGACGCCAAGGGCATTCTGAGGATCGACACATGGTGAACAAGTCATGGCAATGGCAGACCCACCGCCGTGCGCACCTGGTCCACAGTCAGATACAGGCGGCTCAGACGCTGCTGCGCACGACAGGGCAGATGGACCCCGCCCTGCTGCTGGCGGACGGTAGCCCCTATTTCGATTTGCTCGACCGCCTCTATTCGGAAGATTTCCCGCTCGCCGTCATCCTGGATGGGTCAGACTTGGTCGTTCACGCTGAAGGCCCAGGCGCCCGCGAGCACAGCCCCAGCCTCAGCACGGTGAACTGGCTGTGCTCACGCATGGAGAAGCGCCTGCGCACTCTGGTGCAGGCTGTGCTCCCGATGGCGCAGGACGATGCCAAAGCAGCCAGTCGTGAACTGGATCTGCGCCTGACTGGCATGGCGCCGGGCAGCCTGTACCTGGGGTTCTCGATTGCGGATGCAGAGCCTGGTGCGCTGGGGCTGGATGACGGAGGGGCAGCGATGCTGCTGGTACGTGGCGCCATGCACAGCCTGCCGATGGTGCCGCAGTTCGTCTCGGACACCGACGTGCGGCGCGAGATCTTCGATGCGCTGCCGGACCCCGCGCTGCGCGATGCAGCGATGGTGGCCGCCTGCGAGATGGCGCCAACCGGGCACAAGGGCATCCACACCGTGGACATCTCGTCCCCTGGAAATGGCGGCATGGGGCGCATCAGCGGCGTGCTGGGTCAGCGCGAACGGGTTGTGCTGCGCGATGCCACGCGGCGCACACCGATGATGATGGCGCCACAGGATGGAGTATTCGTCGGTGAGGTGCGCGAGGTCGACTTGGATGCCCGCCGATTCCAGTTGCGCAACGTTCCCGGGGTCGGGACGCTGCGGTGCGCCGTGGACGCGCTGCACGTCGAGATGGCCCGGAAGCTGCTGGGTGCCGGGGTGGTGGTTCGGGGTCGCTACGAGGCTGACGCTACAGGGCGCCCCAGGATCATGCAGGTTGACCACATTGAGCCGTTCCAGGTGCAGGCCAACCTACAGGATTGACCACCGCCAACTCCGTCACGAACAGCCCGCAAAGAGCGGGCTTTTTCATGCCCGAACTGCAATCCGCAACCGCGTCATCATCTCCGACAGCCAGGCCGCAGCAGCCTCATCCTCATCGTCGCCAACCACGAACGCCGGCCCGTCCACCACGCGCACCAGTCGGTCGAGCACCCTGCCCGCCTGCTCCGGCGTCACCTCGCGCAGCAGCGCCTCGATCAGCACCGCCTGCAGATCCTGAATCACGGTCATTGCGCCAACCTCCTGCACTGAATTTGAGCAGCGCCGGCTACAGGGCGCCATCACCCCAAAGGGGGCCAGGCGAGTCGAAGTCCAGCGCGGCCATTGCTAGGCATGACTACAAAATCACTAGGCACACCTATTGACGTTCATGCTAGGTGCGCCTAGTATTCATCCCAACGCGGCACGGTGCCGCAAGGGGTGAAGAGATGCAGATCACACAGGAGCAGGTCGAGAGTCGGCTTGCGTACATCGACCGGTTCAGCGCCAAGTGCCGCGAACCGAAGAAGCGCGCAGAGCTGCGCGAGGTGATGCTTCGCAATGCAGCGCGATCATCAGCGTACCGCGCCACAGCGCTTGAACGACATGCCTTCGCCGGCATCGAGTCGGAGCCTGACACCATCCAGACCGCGGTGACGCTGGTCGAGAAGATCACCAACACCAAACTCGAACTGGTGATCGACTTCCGGGTGTTCGACGACGAAGACACGGATCCGGTGAACCTGCAGGCACACGACATCGAGCTGGTCGCCGCATGGTCCTGCAACCAGAACATCCAGCACTGGCTGTGCGAGGGATCGCACGGGCTCATCCGCAAGCTGGTTGCCGACCAGATGAATGCCCAGACGGCGCATGTCGCCCAGCTCGGCCTCGATGCCCAGATCGCAGAGGTGACCCCGTGATCCGCGGCGCCCTACAGGCGCTGCGCAGTGCCAAGCGCGCACCCGACAGCTACGGGCACGCCATCGGCTATGAGGCCGCAATCGTCGAGTCCGACGCGCCCCTAACCAGCCGAAGCCTGCTGCGCTCCCTGCTGCTGGCCGCTGCTGCGGCCCTGCTGGCGGCCTGCTGCGCTGGCTGCGGTGGCGGAGAGCCCGAGGACTACTTCGAGCCAGCTGTGCCCCCCGTGCAGATGTCGCCGGCACCGCCACTGCCGCAGCAGCCCGACGCCAGCCCGATGCCAACGACCAGAGACGAAAGGACCATCTGATGTTGATCCACCGCGCCCCCCAAGGCTCGCCCGAGTGGCACGCTGCACGTGCTGGCGTGATCACTGCCAGCATGTTCAAGGTCTGCCGCGAGAAGGTCGGCGGCCTGAACGATCAGCAGGCGCTGTACGTCGAAGCGATCAAGTCCGGCCGTACCGAGGCGCAGGCGATGGCGCTGGCCGACTACCGCGCCAAGCCGAAGGCCGAGGCCGTGCGGCTCGCGCTGATGGGCCAGAAGGTTGGGCAGCCGAGCGAATCGGCCCGCGACTACGCCTTCAAGCTGGCGATCGAGCGCATCAGCGGCCAGCCGCTGGACGAGGGCTTCGAGACCTGGCAGATGCGCCGCGGGCACGAACTGGAGCCGGAGGCACGCCGCGCCCATGAGCTGCACGCAGGCGTCGAGGTCGAGCAGATCGGGTTCATCACCACCGATGACCTCCTGTTCGGCGCGAGCGCTGACGGCCTGATCGGCGACGACGGCGGCGCTGAGTACAAGTGCCTCGTCAGCCCTGAGCGGCTGCGCGACACGATCCTGAACGACGACATCAGCGAGTTCGCCGACCAGGTGCAGGGCGGCATGTGGATCACCGGCCGCGCCTGGTGGGACCTCTGCGTGTACTGCCCCGCCCTGGCCCCGCTCGGCCGCGAGCTGTGCCGCTGGCGCATCGAGCGCGACGACGACTACATCGACGCGATGGTCGCCGAACTCCTCGAATTCGAGCGCCTGGTCTGCCTGTTCGAGGACCGCCTGCGCCGGCCGGCATCCATCGCATCCGCGCCCAGCAAGTTCGCACACCTCGCGCCGATGCTGCTGGCCGCCTGATCACCACCGATTCCAGAGAGACGCACAACATGAGCACCCAACTTCAGCAAGTCGGCCCGGTCGAGCGCCTGCCGGCCATGCAATCGGCGCCCACCCGCGCCGGCTTCTTCGACCTCGACAGCTTCGAGCTGATGCAGCGCGTGTCGAAGGCCTTCGCGAGCAGCGACCTCGTGCCCCAGCAGTACCGCGGCAATCTGGCCAACTGCATGATCGCGCTCGACATGGCGCAGCGGATCGGCGCCAACCCGCTGATGACGATGCAGAACCTCTACGTTGTCCACGGTACGCCCGGCTGGTCGTCGAAGTTCCTGATCGCCACCGTCAACGCCTGCGGCCGGTTCTCGTCCTTGCGCTACGAATGGCGCGGCGAGCCCGGATCGCCGGAGTACGGCTGCCGCGCGTGGGCGAAGGAGCTGGCAACCGGCGAGCGGCTCGACGGCATCTGGGTGACCTGGAAGATGGTCAAGGCCGAGGGATGGGACGGCAAGAACGGCAGCAAGTGGAAGACCATGCCGGACCAGATGTTCGTCTACCGCGCCGCGGCGTTCTGGCAGCGCGCCTACGCCCCCGAGCTGGCCATGGGCCTGCAGACGGTCGAGGATCTGCATGACGTGATCGACGTGACGCCGCAGCAGCCCGTCGCCGCCTCGACTGCGCCGATCCATGTGCCGACGCCTCAGCGCCGCACGCCGGCCACTACCCAGGCTGACCCCGTCACCCATGAGCAGGTCGACCAGAGCACTGGCGAGATCCAGCAGCCCAAGCCGCTGCCCGGCATGGCTGACCTGCTCGCCGACATTGACAACGCCCCCGACCGTGAAGCGGCTGAACTGGTGCTGCGCGAAGGCGAGAACCTGCTGACCGGCGCCGATCTCAGTGAGCTGCGCAAGGCGTTCGAGATGGCGTGGAACGACGCGCCCCAAGCCGCCCCGCAACCTGCGCAACAGCAGCAGCCCACGGTTGCCCGCCGCACCCGCGCCAGCGCCTCGATGGAGTGATGGCCATGAACGCGAAGCACACCCCAGGCCCGTGGTTCTACGACGAGGACTTCCAACTTGTCGAAACCGATGACGGCCAGTTTCTTGCGTCAATGAAGTTCAGCCAGTCGCCAGCAGTCGGAGCCGCTGAGGCGAACGGAACGCTGATCGCCGCCGCACCCGACCTGCTGGAGGCCCTGCAGGAACTGTCGAAGTCGTTCATCAGCAAGTACATCGATGATGAGCGCAGCGATTTCGAGATTGCCATGCACCGCGAGCGGTGGGAAGCCAAGGCCCGCGCCGCCATCGCCAAAGCCACTGGAGCGGCGGCATGAAGCTCACCCACATCAGCATCCAGAGCGTGGCCGGCGTGTCGTCGGCCCAGGTAGCCACCCGGTCGCCTATCACCATCGTGGCAGGGCGCAACGGCCACGGCAAAAGCTCGCTTGCCCAGGCTGTGCGCATGGCCCTGACCAGCGACACCAGCGCCCGCGGCATCGCACTGAAAAAGGAACTCGGCGGGCTGGTCCACGACGGCGCGAAGTCGGGAGCGGTAGAACTGACCTGCGCCGGCCTGCCCGAGCTGTTCGCCCTCGTGCCGTCCGGCAAGACCACGCCGCCGGCCGAGTATCTGCCGCACCCCGCGATGCCGTTTGTGACCAGCCCGGAGCTGTTCGCCCAGCTCGCGCCGAACGAGCGCCGCGCGTTCCTGTTCTCGCTCATAGGCCTGTCTGCCGGCGGCCCGGCCGTAGTCGAGCGCCTGCTGGCCAAGGGCTGCGACCGCGCCAAGATCGACCGAATCATGCCGCTGCTGCGCTCGGGGTTCGAGGCCGCCTCGAAGGAGGCCAAGAACCTCGCGACCCAGGCCAAGGGCGCATGGCGCGCCGTCACCGGCGAGACCTACGGCACAGTGAAGGCCGGCGAGTGGAAGGCGGCCATGCCCAGCGCAGCAGCCGCCGAGGGCGAGCCCACCGATGCCGCCAAGCTGAAGGCCTGCGACGCCGCGCTGGAATCCTGGCAGCAGCAGGTCGGCAAGCTGCAGGCCGAGCAGCAGCGGCGCGGCGAACTGTCGAGCCGGTTGGCCAGCCTGGACGAGCAGGCCGGGCGGATTGCGCGCATCGAACGGAAGCTGGCCACCGACAAGCAGGAGCTGACGGCGCAGACCGCGCGCCTGGACACGCTGGCGGCGTCGGCCACTGGGGTGCGCGTTGGGCTGGTGCATGAGCTTGGGTGGGCGCTGAACCACATGATCATCGTCGCAGACGGAATGGTCGCGGATGATCCGAGCGACGCTCGCGCGCTGGCAGCCATGGCCGCATACGAGCGCGAGCACGGCCGCCCTATCGGCACCGGCACGGGCAACCCGGCCGCAGCCGCCGCCCTGCCCGCCCTGCGCCAGTCCGTCGAGATGCTTGCCCGCGCCATCGGCAACGACAACCGCGACCTGACGACAGCCGAGCGAGCGAAGCTCGAAGCGGAAGAAATCCGCGTTGTGCTGGCCCAGCCGGCCGGCACCGGGCTGGCCGATGCCCGCCAGCAGGTCGAGAGGCTGAAGGCCGAGCGCACCACGATCACGAAGGCCATCGACGCCGCCGCCGCGGTGAAGCGCGCCGCGGCCGAAGCCAAGGAGAAAACCGCCAAGGCCTCCCAGCACCATGCCGACGTGATCGCCTGGGACGCCATCGGTGACGCGCTGGCGCCGGACGGCATCCCTGGTGAGCTGCTGGGCGAAGCGCTGGACCCGATCAATGACCGACTGGCCACATCGAGGGAGATCTCCGAGTGGCGACTGGTCAGCGTCAAGCCCGACATGTCCATCACCTACGACAACCGGCCCTATGCGCTGTGCAGCGAGTCCGAGAAGTGGCGCGCTGACGCGATGCTGGCCGAGGCCATCAGCCACCTGTCCGGCCTGAAGCTGCTGGTGCTGGATCGCTTCGACGTGCTCGACCTGCCGGGCCGAGGCGACCTGATCGCCTGGCTGGACATCCTGGCGCAGGACGGCGAGATCGACACGGCACTGCTGTGCGGAACTCTGAAGGCGCTGCCGACAGGTCTGCCTGACACCGTGGCGGCGCACTGGATCGAGAACGGGCGACTGAACGGGTCAGCGTCGCGGGAACTTGCGGCCGCGCCTGCAGTTTCGCCAGCCTCCTGCACTTCTGTGCCAGACCTGCAGGAGCCTGCCGCCGCGCCCGCTGTTTGCGATTCGGTGCAAGTCGAGGCCACTGGCAAACAGCCCGGACTGCCAGCCGAGTTCGTTGCCTACATCGACGGTCAGGAGTCCGCCGGCCAGGTTGAAGATGGAGCCGCCGACCCGCTGCAGAAGCTGCTGGCCGACGCCTACCGTTTGGGCCTGAACGAAGAGGGCCTTCCGGGCCAGGTCGTGGGCGAGCGGGCCTTTGAAATGAAGAAGGTCCTGTACATCACCGACGCCGACGCAGTGCAAGCCGAATGGGTGCGTGGGTGCAGCGATGCGTGGAAGCGGAAGCAGGAGGCCGCCGCCGTGCCCCAGGGGGAGCCGGTGCCGCCGGTGCCATCCAATGCCGCGCCGGCGGTGAGCACCAGTGTCGAGACGCCGGCAAGACGTGCCCCTGGCCAGCCTACTGCCGCGGCGGGTGTGGCGACCGGTGTGCCCGGGAAGATGGGCGCCGCGTCGAGCCCCACTGCAGCGTCTGCGGAGGGCGAACCCCGTCACTCGACTGCTGCTGACAGCGAGCTGCGCCGCCAAGCCGAGGCCGCAGTGGTGCGGGCCGGCGGCAAGGTCGTTGCCAAGTACCGCGACCCAGCCACCGGCCAGACGTGGAGCGGCCGGGGTCTGCGACCGCGCTGGCTGACGACGGCTGTCGTCGAGGAAGGCAAAGCGCTGGACGACTTCCTGATCACCGCCTGAACGAACCGATTTCCCGGGCGCGCCCGGCCAGACCCAGGGTTGTCTCCCCCGCCTGAATGGATTCCTGGCCGGCCTGCGGTGACGCGGCGCCCGCTTCTACACCCCCCTGAAAACTGGAATTGACCATGAACACCGAAACCCAAGCCAAGGCCACCGACACACTGGGCCGCGACCTGCTCGAAATGATGGTGCTGGAGCTGAAGATGCTCCCGAAGCCCTGGCCGAAGCTGTCGCAGAACCAGCAGAACGACGTGATCGACCGCATGCGTGCCCGCGTGCTGGACGGCATCAAGACCACTGTCCACATGATCGCCAGCGACGGCCGCGCCGTGGCCGACGCCATGCTGAAGAAGGTCGTCTTCAAGGGCGGCATCACCGCCGAGTTCGAGCTGTCGAAGTCCTGCCCGACTCGTCACCAACTGGCCGACGCCGAGGGCAAGCTCTGCCTGATCGTGGTGGCCGATGCCGCCGATTACACCAGCGACATGGACGGCGTGAAGGGCGAGAGCGACCAGCGGGCGATGGACCTCGGTCACGAGTACGACCCGCAGGGGGATGGCAAGGGCATGAGCGAGGCCGACCGCGATGTCGTCGTTGACGCGGTGGTCATCGCCATCGGGAACGACCCGCTGGAGGCCGAGAAGCTCGCGCACTACGAAGCCGGCCGCCTGGCACGGCGGGAGGGGAAGTCGAAGGAGACGGCACCCCTTGTGCGCCATGAGCTGGTCGCGCAGTGGACGCAGGGCTGGGTCGACGAAGACGCCGATCAGGCGGACGAGGCCTCCAGCGATGCGACGCCGACCGGCGGCACCGATGCGCCGCCAGCCCAGGCCGAAGAGAAGAAGAGCCGCCGCCGCGGTTCCGTGGGAGGGATGGAGTGAGCATGCTCATCGAATTGATTTCGCAAGAGCCGAAGTGCCAGATCGTCACGGCCTCGAAGTGGCTGGTTGATTCGCTCCTGGCGATGAACATCGGCAACCGCAAACACAAGACAACGGTATCGAACCGCCTGACAGAAGATGTTCGGGGCGACCGGTTCATGCTGACAGCGTCCGGGATTGGCGTTGGTCGGAATGGAGTGCTGCTGGATGGTCAGCACCGCCTGTACGCCATCAAGGCTGCCGGCTATCCGCCCGTCCGGTTTCTACTCGTGACCGGCCTGGATCCCATGTCGCAAAGCGTTGTGGACCGCCACACAAGGCGAGACCTAGCCGATGCATTGACCATCGTCATGGGGTCGGCCACCTCGAAGCAGGAGGTTGCTGTCTCCAGATGTCTGATGGCAATCAAGGGCGCGACCCAGAAGACAGGCGCGTTCATCTCCAGAAGCTATGGTGAACTCAGCGACAGCGAGACGGCTATCACGCTGCTTGCCTGGAGGGGTGACATTGCCGCCGTAGCGGCAGCATGCGGGAAAGACTTTCGTTCGCCAGTTGTTGCTGCACTGTGCGTGTACCACCGAGGATCCCCGGAGCGTGCAATTGAACTCGCTCGGCAGATCAGGATTGGAGCAGAGCTTGCGACCGATTCCCCGGCGTTCCGCTTGCGAGCGAAACTATCCAGCACCAGCTACAGCGGCGCATCGGCGGCGCTTGAATACTTTCGGGTGACGGCATCCGCCTGTATGGCCCATTACGAGCGCAGACCAGTGAAACAGCTCAAGCCAGCCGACTCCTGGGTCGGCGCCAAGTGGGATTGGGTGGCGGACGAGGAGGCGGCGTGATCTACAGCAAAGAGCGTGTGCTGCTGGCGGTGGCCAGGCACGCAGGATCCGGCCGAGAGGCGGCAATCGAACAGGCCGCTCGGGATCTGTGCATCCCGGTTGAACTGGTTCTGGAGGCGATTGGGCTTGAAGGGGAAGATGCATGACGCAGCCAATCGCCGCAGCCGGCATCCCCGGCGCCCTGCTGCGCATCGACACCGTTTGCAGCGTCGTCGGCCTCTCCCGGGCCACGATCTACCGCCTGATGGCCGCCGAAACCTTCCCGCAGCCGGTGCGTGTCACGCCACGATGCACGCGCTGGCGCGCGGAAGACGTCACCGCATGGGCTGCAGCGGTCAGCCCTTCAGCTTGTCCAGGTAGTCCGCCCAAGCCTGCATCATCTGCCCGCGCTGCTCCATAAACTCGGCCCTGTCGTAGGCCATGCCCAGAGGCCCAGACTTGCCGTGCGCGAGCTGGGCCTCGATCACGTCAGCATCGATGCCTGGCAGTCGCTCCGCGATCAGGGTGCGCGCCATCGCCCGGAATCCATGCGGCGTCATCTCGTCGTTCGTGTAGCCCATGCGGCGCAGCGCGGTGCGCACGGTGTTGTCGCTCATCGGCTTCGAGTCGGTGAGCAGGGACGGGAACACAAACCGGCTGGACACCGACACCGGCCGAATCTCCGCCAGGACGGCCAGCGCCTGCACCGACAGCGGCACGGCATGCGGCCGACCGTTGGACTTGCCATGCAGCGTGCGCTTCATCTTGGTCGCCGGGATGGTCCACAGCGCCGCGGCAATGTCGATCTCCGCCCACTCCATCATCCGGATGTTCCCAGGACGCTGGAACAGCAGCGCAGACAGCAGTAGCGCCGCGCGCGTGCCTGGCTGCCCGATGTAGCCATCGATGGCACGCATCAGCTCGCCGACCTTGGAGGGCTCCAGCACGGCGGGCATGTGCCGCACATGCATGGGCTTGAGCGCACCGCCGAGATCGAGCGCCGGATTGCGCTCGCACCGACCAGTCTGGACCCCATAGCGAAACACGGCGCCAGTGGTTTGCCGCAGCGTGTGTGCGACCTCTTGCGCCCCGCGCTTTTCAATGCGCCGCAGTGCGTCAAGCAGGATAGGCGCTGTGAGGGTGGCCAGCGGCAGCGAGCCGATGCGAGGGAACATGTCCTTCTCCATGCGCTCGATCCACCGCGCCGCGTAGCGCGGGCTCCAGCCGGTGGCCTTGGTCGCATGGAACTCGCGCGCCACCGCCTCGAAGGTGGTGGCAGCGGATTGCGACGCCATGATCTTCTCGGCTCGTCGCTGCTGAACAGGATTGGCACCAGACTGGCGAACACGCTTGGCATCGTCGCGGGCGATGCGGGCAGCCTTCAGCGACACCTCAGGGTATGACCCGAGCGCCAGGCGCGACTCTTTGCCGTCAGGGTAGAACTTCCAGAACCAGCGCTTCGACCCCGATGGCGAGACCTCAAGGTACAGGCCGGCGGCATCGGTCAT